AGAATTAAGCCGCAAAACCGGTATTCCTTATATGTCAATTGTACGAACTATAAATAAAACCAAAAAACAAATGAAACAAAACATAAGAAAATGATTTTATCAATTTTAACCGCCGTTTGTGCATCACTATTTATTAACGATATACATAACCTTCCCTATAAATGGAAGGCGAATTTCAAGCCATTTAATTGCGGAAGTTGCTTGGCTGCGTGGCTTGCACCAATACACTATTTCGCACCTGAACTAATACAAAATATTACTTCAACAATGTTTATTGCAGGTTTTGCAGCGCCAATTTTATCAAAATTAATTTGGAATTTATGGAAATAAAACAAGAACACAGGGAATACTTAGACGCCAATATTGGCAACTATGAAACCGCAAAGAATGGTTTTATTAGAAACCTTGAATTGCCTGACCTACAAATGTACGAACATATTTACCGTACATATTTAGACCCAAACTTTTTATTGTCTGTTTGGTGTGGCGCTTGTAAGTTTGAAATGATAATGCGTTTGTATAAATGGTATGAGCAACAACCAAAACAAACATTGGAAGAACATATAAAAGTCTTAAACGAAGAATTAAAAGACATTGAAACTAAATTAGTTGAAGTTAAAAAACGCGGACGTAAACCCAAAGCAAATGGCTAATTTTATACACCCAACCGCCATAATTGGCGACAACGTTGAATTAGGCGACAACAATTACATTGGCGCTTATTGTATCATTGGCGACCCCGCAGAACATAAAAAATATTGGGGTCAACCAAAAGGCAAAGTTATAATTGGTAACGGCAATATGATAACAGGTTTAGTAACTATTGACGCGGGAACTGAAGAACCAACGATTATTGAAAATGGTTGTTTCATAATGAAACACGCGCACATTGGTCACGATTGCCATATTATGAATGACGTAACGATTAGCTGCGGCGCAAAGATTGGGGGACATTCTGTTGTTGGCGAAAAATCAAATATTGGATTGAATGCAGTATTACACCAATTCAGCATAATTAAAAAGGGTTGTATGATTGGTGCAAGCGCTTTTTTCAAAGGCGAATCAGAACAGGAAATGAAATATGCCGGCGTGCCTGCGCGCAAGCTTGGTTCAAATATAAAAAAATGAATATAGCCGTAATTTTACTGACCCTAAACAGAAACGACTTAACGAAACGCGTAATTGACCAAAATTTTAGAAATTCAGGTTATAACGCAGACTGCTTTTTAGTTGACAACGGAAGCGACCAAGTCCCGTACGAAATGTATAATTGGACAAACTGCAATGTTTCTTCAAAACAAAGGGGAATTGCAGCCGGTGTAAATGCAGGATTGAGAATGACAAAAGCGTACGACGGCGTTTGTATTTTAGCAAACGATATATTGCTTCCTGAAAATTGGCTTTTAAAGTGGGTTAATTATTCAAACTTAATACCAAAGACGGGTATTATTGGGATTCATTGCGTTGAAGATTTGCCGCCATTAACGGACGGAGTGCATAAAGTACATACACCATTTGGCGACAACTATTTGACAAGGGAATTAATTGACACCATTGGCGGGTACAATGAAGAATACGACCCTTACGGAATGCAGGACAGGGACTTTGCAGAACGTGCAACCATTGCAGGATTTACAAATTATTATTTACCTGAATTGCGTTCTGAACATATTGGACACGACGTTGGAAATGGCACAGAATACCGCAGAATGAAGGACGAAAGTTTAGCACGCGCACAGGCAGTTTGGGAAAAATACCAACCTATTTACCATACAGAAAAAAAGATTAAATGCGCATTTTAGCAATTACAAGTAAAACAAGCGGCGTCGGTTATCATAGAATCATTATGCCAATAGTCAATATGCAAAAAGACTATTGTTTAATGACTGACACGTTAAGTGAAGAAACATTTGAAGGCAATTATGATATTGTGGTTATGAATCGTATGCTTGCGAATGTAACGCCTGAACAAATGGACGGTTACCGCAAAAAGTATGGTTTTAAGTTAATAGTTGACAACGACGACTTTTGGCATTTAGACCCTTCGCATTTACTTTATGAGCATTATATTTTAAATAACATACCCGAACAAATATTAGCTTGGATTCGTATTGCTGACCTTTGCACCGTTACACACGAACGATTAGCAGAAGAAGTTAAACTATATAACGCAAACGTGGAAATTGTACCAAATGCTATTCCATACGGCGAAGAACAGTTTAAAGACTTTAAAAAGGATTCAGACCTTGTTCGTTTGTTTTGGTCAGGTTCAGGTACACACGGTAAGGATATGGAAATATTACGCAATCCAATGAAGCGCGTTAATTTTCCCGTGCGAACTGTAATTGCGGGATATAACGAAGGCGAAAAACCAATTTGGGACGGAATGATTGCTGCATTTACTAACGGCTTAAAATTAAACCCAACGATTTACAATTACAACGAAGTCACTTCATATATGGCGGCATATGCGGATTCAGATATTTCATTAATTCCTTTGGTGGATTCCAAATTCAATTCAATGAAGTCCAATTTAAAGGTATTAGAAACCGCTTCAAAGAAGAATCCCGCAATAGTTAGCAACGTACACCCTTACAGGGGTTTTTATCCTGCCTGTCATGTTAACAGTCAAAAAGATTGGTACTATTGGATTAAATTATTGGTAAATGACCCTGACGCCCGCAAACACTACGGGAACGCATTGTATGAATACTGTAACAAGAATTTCAATTTACACGAAGTAAACAAACACCGATTCGCTATTTATAGTAAACTAATAGGAAATGCCGGTAATTAAATGTTCAAACGGGAAATATAGAATTGGTTCAGGTGCGTGCATATACGACACAGAAGAAACTGCGCAACGCGCTTGGGCAGCAATTAGGGTTTCAATGGTAAATTCATATAACGATTACCCAAAAGCGGCAATATTAAACGCACAAAAGGCATTAAATATTAGAAACGAATACAAATTAAGTTGCGGAACGCCTGTTGGTTGGGCGCGCGCAAATCAATTAGCAAGCGCGGAAAATATAACCCGTGACACAATTTCAAGAATGGCGTCTTTTGAAAGGCACAGACAGAATTCTAAGGGCGACCCTAAAAAGGATTGCGGCGCTTTAATGTGGTTGGCTTGGGGTGGCGACGAAGGCATTGAATGGGCGCAAAAGAAGCTTAAACAAATTGATGAAGAAGCACGTTAAAATTTATCTTGATTACTTCGGCTACGGAATAGAAGATTTTATCCCGTGTGAAGTATGCGGAAAAAAGGCGGTTGACATACACCATATTGACGCGCGGGGAATGGGGGGAACGAAGAACGAAGATACAATTGACAATTTGCAGGCGTTATGCCGCCAATGTCACTTGGTTATGGGCGACACAAAAACACATTATCAATATTTAAAGGACATTCATAACAAAGTATTAAATGGCAAAAGTTAAGTCAGACAGTCGCAAAGTATCATTCGGTAAAAGGAAATGCGGACACGCAAAGAAATCTTATAACAAACACAATCCAAGACCAAAAGCTTACAGGGGTCAGGGAAGATAAACTGTGTTTAAACTGTGTAAACTATGGCAAAAAATACTTCAGGTTTAAAACCATTTAAGGCGGGCGAAGATACAAGGCGTAACTTGGAAGGACGCCCAAGAAAATACGTTAGTCTATTAAAAGAACAGGGTTACAAATTAGCCGAAATAAACGATTCAATTCAGGCGCTTATGTCAATGACACCAAAAGAATTGGAAGCCGTGACAAAGAACCCTGACGCGACCGTACTTGAAATGACAGTTGCAAAAGCAATTATTAAGTCAATGAATAACGGAAGTCTGTATTCAATGGACACTTTACTGTCACGTGTTTACGGTAAACCAAAAGAACAGGTTGACGTTCAACAGGACACGAAGATTGAAGTCGTATTTGTTGACGGCAAAACCATTTTGTAGTATAAACGGCGTATCTTTACATTATGCGCATAGAACTTCCAACACCACATATTAACCAACAAAAGATATTACAAGCTGAAAGACGCTTTATTGTCGTTATGTGCGGACGTCGTTTCGGTAAGTCTGAACTGTCGCAAATACTTTGTATTACAGAAGCATTAAAAGGCGGTCAGGTTGCATACGTTACGCCGACATACGGATTGGCGCAAGTATTTTTTGAACGATTGGCGAAAGTGCTTCCATTCAAAAATAATATTTCAAAGCTTAAAATCTATTGTCCCAACGAAGGGTCAATTGAATTCTTCACAGGGGAACGATTAGACAACTTACGCGGACGAAAATTCCATTTGGTTATTATAGACGAAGCGGCGTTTATTTCAGACTTAGAAGACGGTTGGAATAATAGCATTCGCCCAACGCTGACCGATTACGAAGGACGTGCGGTTTTTCTTTCAACGCCACGCGGGAAGAACTTTTTTTATTCCCTGTTTATGAAGCAAGGCGAAAACGATTGGCAAAGCTTCAAATTTAGTACATACGACAACCCGCATATAAACCCCCGCGAAATTGACGAAGCACGAATACAGTTGCCGGAAGTTGTATTTAATCAGGAATATTTAGCAGACCCCGCAGAAAATAGCGCCAACCCTTTTGGGAACGCATTTATCAAACGCTGCATAAAACCTATTTCAGCGCAGCCAATTGTTTGTTACGGGGTTGACCTTGCGAAGTCTGTTGACTTTACTGTTATAGTCGGTTTGGATAATGCCGGCAATGTGGCTTATTTTGACCGCTTTCAATTGGATTGGCACAATACCAAAGAAACAATAAAAAGGTTGCCGCCTGCGCCTATAATCGTGGATTCAACGGGTGTTGGCGACCCAATATTAGAAGACTTACTTCGTGAAGGGGTAAATATAGAAGGTTTGAAGTTTACAAGTCAGTCAAAGCAGCAACTTATGGAAGGTTTAGCGTCAGCCATTCAACAGGGACGAATCGGATTCCCTGAAGGGGTTATTGTGGACGAATTAGACGTGTTTGAATATCAATTCACGGCAAATGGCGTTAGGTATTCAGCACCGTCCGGATTCCACGACGACTGCGTTATGGCATTGGCTTTGGCTTGGCAAAACCATAATATAAAGCGCGGTTCAGGGCGTTACGCCTTTGCTTAACAATCATAATCGGTTCGTTTATCAATCAATTATGACCCGTTTATGACCGATATTCGGTTCTTTTATGACCGATATACCGTTTATCCTTATTAT